ATATGATGAAGAGTTTCAGCGAACAGCTGATGCTAACCGGGAACGAGTCTCGTTTAGAGTTAAACCTGCACAGGCGTATATACCGTAGGAGTAATTATGGCTAAATGTGAAAAATGTGGTCGAGATTGTGATTGTGGAGATAATTGTCAATGTACAGACTGTGAATGCAAAAAGGAGGAATCATGAGAAATGATTATGGACTAAGACATCAACACGAAAAAGGATCCTTTAAACAGAAAGCACAAGGTTCTGGAGGCGGAAAGCGTTTGATGGGTGGAAAACAAGGCAAAGGAGATATTCCCAACAAAGAGAAGCTGGATAACATGACCATTAATAAGAAGGGTCAGCCTTTGACTAAACACGTAAAAATGTAGGAGGCAAAATGAGTAAAGATTGGTTAAAAGGACGAGGACAAGTTTCTATACCTAAACCTGCTAAAGCTGGAGTTAACAGTGATAAAGGAACTGTTAAAGGCGGAGCAGGCCAACCATTAAAAATGGCTGGTAAAGATCCTGTCAAGGGTACTATGCAAGCAATGGGAGCTGCCAAGAAGGGCGGCAAATATACTTGGACTGGCGCAAATAATACTAAATGGTAGGCACCGGACACAACTAGGCTTCTTCCAGTAGATCCTTTTTATTTTACTGCTTCAAGCACTACAGTTAAGGTACATGCACCCAGTCACGGTTTTACAACATCGGATACAGTTATGTTTTGGAGTGCAACAAACAGTGGAACAGAAGGAACTACAACACAATTTCAAGGAATGGGCGTACAAGGAACTGCTAAGTTTGGAGTGGCCCCTTCAGAGTTGGAATCAGCTTCTGGTTATACACCAACACCTGATACCTCTAATGTTACCCCTGATGGGCCGGATCTTAAATCCAATTTTTTCACTATAACAATTAGTTCTACACCTACCGCAACTGGTTATGGCGGTGGAGGACTAGTATTTGTAGGACCTATAACGGTGAGCGCATGACAACATATACTGAATTAGTTACACAAATAAGGGATTACACTGAGACTGACAGTAATGTTTTAACGTCTGTAATAGTTAACGACTTTATAGAACATACCGAGAACAGAATTCTTCGTGACTTGGACATACCAATATTCACTTCACATCAATATTCAAACTTTACTGCATCATCTGGCTTTTTAACATTGCCAGGAGGGTCTTCTCTTACGCCTACAGAATTTTCAGTTATTAACAGCGTGCAAATTTACACTGCTGTCGGAGCTGCTAGAACATATCTAGAACGAAAAGATGTAAGTTACATGAATGAGTATTGGCCTAACAGGGCAACCGAAGGAACACCAAAATATTATTCACAATGGGATTATAATACTATATACGTAGTACCAACTCCGGATGCGGCGTACTTTAGTGAAGTTAGTTTATCTAAGTTACCAGATAGATTGACTTCAAGTAATGCCACCACATGGATAGGAGACAACGCACCTGCATTGATTTTGTATGGATGCCTTGCAGAAGCCTTCAAATTCTTGAAGGGACCGGCAGAAATGCTGCAATTATACCAACAATCGTATGAGACCGCTTTACAAGAGGTAGCTGCGCAACAAATGGGCCGTGGAAAACGGGATCAGTATATGGCAGGCGTTATTAGAATGCCTCGTCCATCAATTCAACCCGGACTAGGCTCACAAAAAATACCAACTCAAGGAGGACGATAAAATGGCATTTACAGGATCAGCTGTATGTAATAGCTTTAAGACGGAAGTTTTACAGGGCATACACAATTTCAATACATCTGGCGGCAATACTTTTAAGCTTGCGTTGTATACCAATTCAGCGTCTCCAACTAAATCTACTACTGCTTACACGACTTCAGGGGAAGTGGCGTCAGGCAGTGGGTACACTACTGCTGGAAACACTTTAACAAGCGTTGATCCGGCGTTAAGTACGGATACAGCATGTTGTGACTTTAGTGATACTAGCTGGACATCAGCAACAATCACTGCGAGGGGAGCTATTATTTATAATAGTGACGCTACCCCGGACAATGAACAATCTGTAGCTGTAATAGATTTTGGTGGAGATAAGACTTGCACAAGCGGAACGTTTACAATTCAGTTCCCAACTGCCGACGCATCAGACGCTATTCTAAGACTAGCATAGGAGTACTATGGCTTTAGTCTTAAATGATCGCGTCAAGGAGACGTCAACAACTGCAGGTACAGGCACTTTAGATTTAGACGGTGCGGTAACCGGATTTGAAACATTTGTAGCAGGAATAGCAACTACTAATACCACCTATTACTGTATAGATCATCAAGGAGCGTATGATGAATGGGAAGTAGGACTAGGAACGGTTACGGACGCTACACCGGATACTTTATCCCGTGATACTGTAATTTCGAGTTCAAATAGTGATGGCAAGGTAGACTTTACTGCTGGCACTTTGGATGTATTCTGTACATTCCCAGCCAGCAAGACAATGGACATGGCCTTAACCACAGCCGGCGATACGGTATATGCCTCTGCGGCGAACACGCCAGCACGGTTGGCTATAGGAACAGGACGATTTACTTTGCAAACTAATTCAGGGGCAACAGCACCCGAATGGGCGGCATCTCCTCAATCAGTCATGACGGCAGCAGGAGACATTTTATATGCTTCTGGAGCTAACACACTGGCGAAACTGGCGAAAGGAAGCGATACTGAAGTACTGACACTGGCTTCAGGAGTTCCTTCGTGGGCTGCACCAACGGTTGGAGATATTACAGGAGTTACAGCAGGTACAGGATTGACTGGTGGTGGAACTTCAGGAACAGTTACATTGACTATTGATGATACTGCGGTTACAGCTAATTCATACACCAACACGGATTTAACAGTTAATGCACAAGGGCAGATAACTGCGGCCTCATCAGGCTCATCCGGCATTACAGCCGGCTTTAGTATTGCAATGGCGATCGCGTTGTAGTATAAGAAAAAAGGAGAAAAATGGCACAGGATTTCAGAAACGTTTTAAATAGAAATGTCGGCACAGGTGCGGCAACTCTGTTATCGGCAGGAGATTATGATGCTGTTATTGGTATTAGAGTTTGCAACATACTCACAAATGCAATTACAGTTGATGTTTACATCGTGAAAGGCGGTGTTAATTATTATATTGCAAAAACAGTATCCATTCCACCGGCGGCATCAATTGAATTGATTCAAGGTGGATCTAAGATAGTGGTGGAAAGTGGGGATGTTATCACGGCAGTTGCAAGTGAATCCAATGCGGCGGACATAGTTTTGTCATACGTTGATACAATTAGTTCATAAGGAGTAAAACATGGTTGATACAAAAGACCAAAACGGGACTTTATATCTAGGACAGGAAGTTGCCAAGGACGGGTTTTTCACCCATCAGGTGACCATAGACGGGGATCATTACATTGAATCGGCTGTCTTGGCAGGACCAGTTTCCTATACGGGAACGGTAACAATAACAGGTAATGTGGTTATAGTATGAGTACATTAAACGTAGATAAGGTAGATCCCAATACAGGCACGGCATTAGAAATTGGTAGCTCTGGTGATACGGTAACAGTACCGTCAGGTGCTACATTAACACTTACTAGTGCTACCCTTAACTTACCCACAACAATAACATCTACAACAGAAGTCAAGACAAACAAGATCTCTCCAGCGACAGGAGTAGCTTTTGCTATGGGGGATTCTGGTGACACGTTCACGGTTCCTTCAGGAGCGACGATTGTCAATTCTGGAACGGCTACGGGATTCGGAATCACGGCTGCTAACTTTAGACCAAACGCAAAGCCATTAATTATAAATGGAGATATGGCTATTGTCCAACGAAGCACATCTGTAACTGCAGTTACAACAGAAGGATATAAAACTTGTGATAGATTCAAATTAAATGGAACAGTTTCAGGAGCAGAGCTTACAATTATTCAAGAAGCTTTATCATCAGGTAATGCTTATGATGACGGATTTAGAACTGCTTGGAGGGCTGATTGTACAACTGCAACAGCACCAGCTTCATTGGAAAGATTGGAATTACAATACAAATTTGAATCACAAGATTGCCAACTTTTTAAATCTGGCACCTCTAATGCACAAAAATTTACTTTATCTTTTTGGGTAAAATCTTCTTATACTGGTGCAACAACAGTTAATTTATTTAATTTTGATTCAAGTTCAAGATTTATTGGAGCAACATACACCATTTCAGTAGCAGATACTTGGGAAAAGAAAGTTCTTAATTATGCAGCAGACACTTCTGTCGCATTTGATAATAATAATGGAGTTGGTTTAGGCATTACTTTTGGGTTAGCTAGTGGAAGTGATTATACAGGTGGCTCAACTCCTTCAGCTTGGCAAGCTTACAGTGGTGAAGATATGTACGCTGGTGGTACTCCTGCACTATCAAGTAACATTGCAAATGATTGGGCAGTTACGGGTGTTCAACTGGAGGTCGGGGAATACACTTCATCAACCCTACCACCTTTCCAGCACGAAAGTTATGGAGATAACTTGGCTAGGTGTCAGAGGTATTATTATTTTCATGCAAGTGAAGCCACTAATGAAGGTATTGATACTTTTCTTTGTGTAACTATGCAGTATAACACTACTTCAATGACTGGAGTTATTCCTTTTCCAATAACTATGAGAACAAATCCAAGTATTGACCAATTAACGGGAACAAATATGTATCGAGTATATGAAAATGACTCCAATGCAACTATGGACAGTTTATCTTTGTCTGCTCAAGGTACTAATAATTGTGCAGGAGTTCAAAATGGAACTAGCATTACTGTTACGTCAGGCTCTGCTGGTCTTTTACAAACAATGCACTCAACAGCTACTCTAGCTTTTGATGCGGAGTTATAATATGTTTGAAAATTGTACAATAAAATACCATAAAAATGAAATATTAAATCAAAATGAATGTATTTACATTACTTATCCCCCTAATGAAAATGGGATAAGCAGAACTATTGTTGCACCCATACATGAAGATAACACGGACTACCAAAACATTCTTAAATGGGTAGCGGAAGTTGATGAAAATGGAGAATCTAAAGGCAACACGATTGAGGAGGCAGACTAATGGCGGAACTAAGAGTAAAAGGAACAGGCACGATAAAGCTTTTCGAGAGTGATAACACAAGCAGTGTCACCATCGCCTCACCCGCAAGTCTGGGTGGTGACAGGACAATCACACTTCCTGACGCAAGTGTAACACTTGCAAGCGGGACAATGAATGATGCTACAAATCTTTCAGGAAACATACCAGTATCCAATCTTAATTCAGGAACAGCTGCAGGAGCTACTACATTCTGGCGAGGTGATGCCACTTGGGTGACACCGACTGCTGGCTCTTTAGTAAAAATATTTGATACTAATACTACAGTTGCTGCTACTATTACAGAAACAGATTGTTTTACCAGTACTTATCAAAACTATCTTCTTGTGTGGACTAATATAAATTTTGATAGTGATGACCAAATAAAAGCAATAATGATTGACGCTGGTGATGTAGAAAGTGCCTCTGGTATTGTTATTACTACGAATGGTAGAGTAGGAGGAAGTACATATTCTTATGAATACACAACTAGAGGTCATGTAGATTTGGGCGGTTTAGCTGATGAAGTTGACGCTGCGGCAGGAACTACACAAGGCTGTACTGGCTATGCTTATATTATGAATCCTGAAATAAGTGCATCAGCTTATTATTTTGTAACTTCGAGTGGTTATAGAAATTCAGGTGATACAAATTTTAACACTGAAAAAGCTTGGATTACTTCAAATACTAACTTTGCAGCAGTAAGCATAAAATTTTTTGGAGGGAATGGGGCCGATTTTACTACAAATGGAAACATCACTTTATATGGAATGACAACTTAATATGGCTATGCAAAAATTATTAAATGGTATTTTAGTAGATATGACTGCTGGTGAAGAACAAGAAGTTTTAGATAGACGAGCAGAAGTTATAGCTGAAAGACCAACAAAAAAATTAACTAAAATAAAATTTATTCGTTTACAAAAACTGGAAGCTACGGACTTTTGGGTTTTACGTGGAAATATGACATCAGCACAATCAAACTGGAGACAGTCTTTAAGAAACATTCCACAGGACAATACAACGGAAGAGGAATATGATTTACTTCTCGCAAGAGATGAAGATAGAAATTTAACACATGAAATATGGAGTAAACCTTAATGGCATCAGTATTAAAAGTAGATAAACTCGATCCCCAAAGCGGAACGGCTCTGGAGATTGGCACATCAGGAGATACAGTTACTGTTCCAACAGGAGCAGGACTAACAGTTACCGATGAAGTTAAGACAAATAAAGTTTCACCTGCTACAGGTACGGCTTTTGCTCTGGGGGATTCTGGTGATACGTTCACCATCCCTTCTGGCGCAACAATTACTAATTCTGGAACAGCGACAGGGATTTGGTATAATGACGATGTCATTCAATCTAACATAGCGCTGCTCGGCTTCAAGGTAGCCGTGAATGGTTCTCTGGCCAAGTACAACTTGGTCGATCAGGCCATTGACGAATATCAGGATGCGAGTGGGGTGGATGCATCGGCCTCAACGAACGAGGTCAGGAATGCCTCTGATTACTACTCAGGAGTTGCTACTACCACTCCATCAGTCACCGAGGACGCTGATTCTTCAGGAGTGGACGGAGATTACACTTGGTATAAATGGACAGATACAGCTGCAACGGGCTCTTATCAAAACAATACGGTACAATCTGTTGAATGGCTTGTTCTTGCTGGAGGCGGTGGCGGTGGAGAAGGTTATTATGGTGGCGGAGGCGGTGCTGGAGGATATAGAACTGGTACTCATTCTGATATCTCCGCTGATACCACTCTTACTCTTACTGTTGGTGCTGGCGGTGCTGGCTCAACTACACAAGAAGCAGATGCTGTTAATGGTGGAGATAGTATTCTAGCGAGTGATGGTTCTGAAACAACTGTTACTTCCACTGGAGGTGGCGGTGGTGCAAGTAGATTATCTGATCCTGGTGCTACTGGAGGTTCAGGTGGCGGTGCCGCTCTAAATACAGGTTCTGCTGGTAGTGCAACTTCTATAACTCCAGTAACAGGAGAAACAACAACAGTACAAGGATTTGCTGGCGGTGCTGGCAGTCGCTTCGGCGGCGGCGGAGGCGGTGCTGGCGAAGTTGGAGGAGTGGGACATGTATCGCTCCATGGCGGACCTGGCGGCAATGGAGTACAAAACGATATTGCAGGATCAACTATTTATTATGCTGGCGGCGGCGGCGGAGGCTCGAATGGCGAACCAGATAATGCAGGCGGCGAAGGCGGCGGCGGTAATGGTGGACAAAATGGGGGTTCAGGTACTGCTGGAACAGATGGACTCGGCGGCGGAGGCGGCGGAGGCGGAGGTGATGGTGCAGATGGTGTAGATGGCGGAAATGGAATTGTAGTTTTAAGAAGATTAACATCTGCCACAGGTGCCACTAATATGACACTTCAATCAGTCGACACTTCGGCTGAAACTGAAGCGGACAACACCGACATGGTCATGCTAATTGAAAATGCTACTGGAACGGCGACATTAAACACGGACGTAAAAGGTTATGTATCAAGAGACAGTGGAACGACTTTCACCCAGGGAACTCTCGTTGACGAGGGAAGCTGGGGGACGAACAAGAAGATCCTCGCGTTTCACGACTTGGACATTTCATCTCAACCAAGTGGCACTGATATGTGCTACAAGATTGAGACTTTGAACCAGTCAGAAGGAGTCAAGAACACACGAATATACGCAACAAGCATAGGGTGGAGATAAATAATGGCTGAATTAAGAGCACAGGACTATGCAAGAAAAAGAGAAGGAGAATACCCTTCCGTACAGGATTTAGTTGTCGCTTTATATGACACGGATGACAAGGCGGCGATAGACGCCAAGCGTGCTGAGATAAAACTGAAATACCCTAAACCGGGGGCCTAGATGTCTTTCGGCGTAGGAGCGATTGGTCAATTAGCTTTCGCTGAGTCAACCACTGACGACGGAACTTCAATCAGGGTAACACCTACCGGAGTTGCCGCGACTTTTAGTGTTGGAAGTGTCGTGCTGGAGTCACTATATGTTCCTACAGGAGTTTCCGCGACTTTTAGTCCGGGAAGTGTTGTACTGGAGTCAAGATATTTTCCAGATGGCGTTGGGGCAACCTTCGCTCTAGGAACGGCGACGATCATAGCTGATGCGGATGTCACCCCTACGGGAGTTTCCTCGACTTTCAGCGTGGGAACTGTTACACTGGAGTCAACATACTTCCCAACTGGAGTGGAGGCAACCTTCGCTTTAGGAACGGCTACGGTTACAGGAACGGCGACTGTCATTCCAACTGGAGTGGAAGCTGTTTTCGCGGTTGGAGACTTGAAGTTAACAATCTGGAACGGAGTGGACGACTCCGCGACAAACACATGGACGGTGGTTCCAACAGGATAAGACATGGCAGACTCGACGATATTAAATCTGGATCTTCAAACGACCGGTGCCAACGCCGGAACGTGGGGATCAAATACAAATGATAACTTAG